CAGGCCGTCGCCATCGCACTCAACACCGCCCGCAAGAGCGGCGCGAAGATTCCCAAGCCGCAATCTCCGCGCAAACCCGTGGCCAACAACCTTAACCACTACATGAAAGGGAAATAACGTATGGCTGAGAAAGTCCTCGTTTACGGCTATCCGGTAGGCACGGGCGATGATCCCGTCGATCCCGGTTACGGGCAGGGCCGTCCGCTGCCCCCGCACGCCGGGCACCCGCTGCCCATCCCGCCGACGCCGCCCGGCATCGCACTGCCGCCGATTGCGATTCCGCCCGCCGGTCAACTGCCGATCTATCCGCCGGATCTTCCGGTGGTGATCCCGGAGCCCCCGGAGAAACCGTTGCCGGGTCCGCCCGCGGTCATCTGGCCGCCGCTGCCGCCGGGAACCGGCATCGCCGGCAAAGCGCTCATCCTGATCTGGGTGGTCGGTGTCGGTTCCAGATGGCTCGTCGTCGAAGGCAACGAGATTTGGCCGCCGAAACCTCCGCAGCCGCAACCCAAGTAGTCCTCAGTGCCCCGCAAGCAGTCCGAAGAAGACATCCTGGCCACAGCCCGCGAGCGCTTCACGCTGGTCGAATCCGCCGAGCAAGATATCCGCAAGGAAGCGCGCGAAGACCTGCGCTACGTCTGCGGCGAGCAGTGGGACCAGGCCGACAGCGACGCACGGAAGGCGGGCAACAACCGCCGTCCGTGCCTCACTATCAATAAACTCATCGGCCCGATCAACCAGGTGGCCAACGAAGCCCGCACCAACCAGCCGGGGATCGAAGTCCATCCGGTCGATTCGGTCGGCGACCCCGACACCGCCGACGTGATCGAGGGCATGGTCCGCCACATCGAATACGCAAGCAAAGCGGACGAAGTCTACGAGACCGCCATCGAGCAGTCGGCCGCCGGCAGCTTCGGGTATTTCAAAGTCACCGCGCATTACTGCTGCCCCACCAGCTTCGACCAGGAGCTGCGCATCGAACGCATCCCCGATCCGTTCAAGGTCTATATCGATCCCTTTGCCAAAGAGGCCGACAAAAGCGACATGAAATGGGCCTTTGAGACGGAGCTGCTGTCGCTCGACGAATACCAGGCCCAATACGGCGATTCCGCGGTGGCCAGGAGCGGCTTCTACGCCGGCATGTACAATCCGTCGGATGGCTGGGTCACCGACAAAGGCGTGCTGGTGGCGCGTTACTGGACCCGGGAAGCGGCCCCGCGCAAGCTGGTCGCCGTGCAGTGGCCGGACGGCAAAGTGACCGGCCAGTTCGCCGACGAGATCAGCGACCCGCTGCCGCCGGGATTGCAGTACGCCACGGGCCCCGACGGCAAGCGCATCGAGCGCGACACCGAGACCTATCAGGTCAAGTGCTACACGATCAACGGCGTCGAGATTCTGGACGAGACCGACTGGAAAGGCCAGTACATCCCCATCCTGACCGTGCTCGGCAAGGAGATGTACGTTGACGGCAAGCGCGCCATCTTCAGCCTGATCCGCTTCGCGCGCGACCCGCAGCGACTCTACAACTTCTATCGGAGTTCCGAGGCGGAAACCGTCATGCTCGGGACCAAGGCCCCGTGGATCGGGGCCAAGGGCATGTTCCGCGACGCGCGCTGGGCGACGGCCAACACCACGCCCTGGGCTTATCTCGAATACGAGCCGCTGGACATCGCCGGCAACCCGGCGCCGCCGCCCACGCGCAACCTGTTCGAGCCGCCCATTCAGGCGCTCTCGCTCGGCGCCGCGCAGGCCAGCGACGACATCAAGGCGACCACCAACATCTACGATGCGGCGCTGGGTTCGCCGGGTCCGGAATCGAGCGGCATCGCCATCCAGCGCCGGCAGAGCCAGTCGGGCATGGCCAACCTGCACTTCATGGACAACCTGAACCGCGCCATCCGCCACTGCGGCGAGATCCTGGTGGACCTGATCCCGAAGATCTACGACATGCCGCGCGAAGTGCGGATCCTGGGCGAAGACCGCGCGCAGCAGATCGTGAAGGTCAACCAGCAGTACACGGACGAGAAAGGCCGCGACCGCTGCTACGACCTGAACGCCGGCAAGTACGACGTGGCCATCACGGTCGGACCGAGTTACCCGACGCAGCGCCTGGAAGCCTTCGAGACGATGACCAAGATCGCCCAGGCGTATCCGCAGATCCTGCAGGTGGCGGGGGACCTGATCTTCCGCAACGGCGACTTCCCCGGCGCGGACAAGATTGCCGACCGGCTGCAGAAGACGCTGCCGCCGGGATTGCAGGACGAACCCGATGGACAGCCGCCGCTGCCGCCCGCGGTGATGGCCAAGATGCAGCAGGACGGGCAGATAATCGAGCAGCTCACCCAGCAGCTGCAGACGCTGGCCCAGCAGCAGCAGTCGAAAGCCATCGAAGTGGCGAGTGCCGAGCGGGTGGAGATGGCCAAGATCGAATCCGATGACCGCCAGGCGGCGCTCAAGGCGCAGGTGGATCTGGTGACCGCCGAAATGAAGGTCAAATCGAGCGAGGATATCGCGCTGCTCAGGGCGCAGATCGCAGCCATCGAAGCGCAGGTCTCCCGCATGAGCACGGGAGCCGCGGCCGAAGAGGCCGCGCCGCCCCAGATCACGCAATAGCGACAGGTTTATGGCAGATCCAACGGCGAGGATGAAGAGCCGTAAAAGGTCGAAATCCAATGCGTCGGCTGCATTGGTGCTCCTGCGTGAGGAGTTGGGAGTGACGCAGGCCGGTCTCGCCGCCATGTTGAATGTTTCCCTGCCAACGGTTGGCAGATGGGAAAGTTGGAGTCCGCCGGGCAGGATCAGAACCGAGATGCTCGCGCGATTTGCACTGCGCCATCAATTGCCGGAGATCGCCCAACTGTTCCGGACCCTCAACGGAGAGAAATACTTTCACCGCTGCCCGCTTTGCGGAAGTGAGGTTGTGGATACGCAGGGCGGCAGCTGACCAATTCATAAAAGTTTATGGCAGACGAACAGACTCCCGCCGTGGAGCAAGGGACCGGCACGCCGATCGATCAGATTCCGACGGATTTCAAGGAATACGATCGCTGGCGCAGCACGGGTGAATTGCCCACCAAGCAGGAAGAGAAAACCGCACCGCCCGCGGCCCCGGAGGAGCGTGCTTCTGAGGAAGCGCCCGAACCGGCGGCCACAACCGCCCCGGACTCGGAACCGGATGACGTTCAGGAAGCAGGCACACCCCGCGGCGGCTCCCGCCAGCGCAAAATCGACCGGCTGATCCGGGAAAACTCCGAACTGCAACAGCGCCTGCGTGCGCTCGAGCAGCCGGCGCCGGCGGCGGCGCCAGCGGCTCCCGGCACCCCGCCGCCGGCTGTGGGCGCAACCCCGCGGCCGGATCTCAACGACTACAAGACGCTGGAGGACTACACCGAAGCGCTGACCGAGTGGAAACTCGACCAGCGCGAGGAAAAGCGGAAAGCCGAGGAGACGCAACGCGCCGCCGAAGCCGTACGCAAAGCCGAACAGGACGGCTGGACGGCCAAAGAGCAGGCCGCGCAGAAAGCTCATCCCGATTACCAGGAACTGATCGAGTCCACCCCCATCCCGCAGGGGCCGGGGGTGATGGCGGCGCGTCAGGCCCTGCTCGAGGAGGAGCACGGCGCGGAGGTGCTCTACTGGCTGGCCAAAAACCCGGCGGAGCTGAAGCGCATCGCCGGGCTGTCCCCGGTCAGCGCCGTAGTCGCCATCGGCAAGCTGGCCGCGGCATATGCATCCCCTGCCCCTGAAAACCCCAAACCGAAGGTATCGAGCGCGCCCCGGCCCCCATCGCCGATCTCCCACGGCACGGTCAAGTCGGCACCCGACGTGAACGACGAAGACTTCGCCAGGCGGGATTTCCGCGCATGGAACCGCGCCCGGGAGGCGCAGCTGAAAGGCAAGTAAGTGGCAGTGAACACGGTACTCACTTCGCAGGTAATTACTAACGAATTACTGCGGCGATTCAAGAATAACTTAGGCTTCAGCGGAGCGATCGCCCATACCTGGGACGACAAGTTTGCGGTGGAAGGGGCCAAGATCGGCGACACGCTGCGGCTGCGCGATCCGGTCATGTTCGTGGCCGCGGACGGCCCGGTGATGACCCCGCAGAACGTGACCGAAACCCAGAAGCTGCTGGTCCTGAACAAGCAGAAGGTGGTCGGATTCGCGTTTACCTCTAAGGACCTGACACTTTCCATCGACAACTTCAGCGACCGCTACCTGGCCTCGGCGGCAGTGGCGCTGGCCAACACCGTCGATGTGGACGGGCTCACCATGGCGGATGCGACGGTGGGCAACATCGTGGGCACGGTCGGCACCCCGATCGCCGCGCTCGACCCGTTCTGGACCGCCGGCGAAATGCTCGACACCAACTCGGCGCCGATGGACGGGCAGCGCTACATGTGCATTCCGCCCAAGATCCAGACCGCGGTGCTCAAGGCCGCGCAGGGCCTGTTCCAGTCGTCCACCCAGGTCAAGCAGCAGTACGAGCGCGGCCGCATGGGCACCATGGGCGGGTTCGACTGGCTCATGGACCAGAACTGCCGCACGCACACCAACGGGCCGCTCGGCGGCGCTCCGATCGTCACCACGGCAGGCCAGACCGGAAGCACGCTGAACACGTCCGGATGGACCGCCGCGGCGGCCGCTAGGCTGAAGGCCGGCGACGTGTTCACTTTGCCCAACGTCTTCCGCGTGAACCGGGTCAGCGGTGACGTCAAGACCGACCTGATGCAGTTCGTGGTGACCGCGGACGTCTCATCCGATGCTTCGGGCAACGCCGCCATCCCGATCTACCCGCCCATCCAGACGGCCATGCCGGGCGCCACGGTGAGCGCTTCGCCGGCCGCATCCGCGCCGCTCACCATCGTCACCGGCACGGCGAACCAGCAGTCCCAGGAGGGAATCGCCTTCCATAAGGAAGCGTTCGTACTCGGCATGGCTCCGCTCGAAGTGCCGAAGGGAATCAACTTCGGCAGCAACCAGCAGGACCCCGACACCGGAGTCAGCGTTCGCATGGTGAGCCAGTACGATATCATCAACGACCTCTTCGTGACCCGCTGCGACGTACTTTATGGCTGGGCCGCGCAGCGTCCGGAATGGGCCTGCAAGGTCGTTCAGTAAGGCTTGGCCTTAAGGAGGAATTATGGCAGACCAGACCACTACCCCAACGCCGACCAACGAAGTGATCACGGCGCCGCCCCCGCCGCCGCCCAAGACGCCGCTCGATCCGCCCAAGGTGTTTTTCAACATCAAATGGCACGTGACGCCGCTCATCGTCCGTTTCCAGGAAGACGCCGACGCGCTCGACCCCGCGGAGTGGACGACCATCCCGGCATCGGGCACGCCGCCGCCCGAGCCGAAGTGGCCGCAACTGTACTACGACGTCAACGTGCCGCCGTTGGTGGTCGATTCGGCGGACGACCTGAAAACCATCGACACCAGCCGGTTCAAGCCGTTCGCCTTCACCAAGGGGCTGCTCGACGCGTCGGCGGCCAACCTGGAAGCGGCGCAGCAGCCGGCGGAACCGGTATGACGTTTCCCGCGGTTTACTTCAGCATCAAATGGGCTCTGCCTCCCCTGGTCATCCGCAACCAGGAGGAGGCAGACCGCCTCGATCCCGCCGAATGGGCCACCATCCCGGCAGATCCGGAAGCGGCGGCGGCGCCCTATCCGAAGATCTTCGCCAATGTCAACGTGCTGCCCCGCATCGTCGTCTCCCCCGATCAGGAGGACAGCCTGACGGCGGAATGGCGCGACTATACCAGCTATGCCGTGGCGGTCGCCGCGGCGCGTCCTCCCGACGTGCCGCCGGTGACGCTCAATCCGATTCAGGCGGACGTGCAGGCGAACAGCTTCAGCGGCAGCTTCACGGTCACCATGACCGGCGAAGGCCTGTCCGGGACCTGGATCGCCACCAAAGATTCGACCGCGGACTGGCTGACGTTTTCCCCCGACACCCCGCAATCGGCGGACGGCGACGTCGAGTACAGCGTCATGCCGAATCTCGGAGCCGCCCGCACGGCCCACATTTACGTCAACGGCAAGACGTTCACCATCAACCAGGACGGCGTATGAGGCCCGACCCGAACTATCCGCGCTGGATGTTCCACAGGAGGAAACCGATGGTCATGGTGCAGAACCCCGAAGAAGAGGCCGCGCTCGGCCGGGAATGGTCGCGCACGCCGCTGCCGCCCGCTGCTACGGCCTTACCCGACGAAGAGAAGCCGGAACCGGAGCCCGAAGAGGAACCGGAGGAAGAACCCGAACCGGAGAAACCGCTCGAGGAGCCGCGCCCCGCCACCCCGCCGGTGCGGCCCCCCGTCCGCAAAACCGCCGCCCGCAAGCCCGCGGCCCGAACCAAAACCCACAAGCGGTGATCCATGGCCACTGTCAACGATCTCATTCACTCGTCGTTCCGCCTGATCGGGGCCATCGCTTCGGGCGAAATCCTGGAAACCTCCGAACTCAACGACGCCTTCGTCTCGCTCCAGCAGATGATCGCATCGTGGAACACCGAAGGCGCGTCGCTGGTGGGCCGCAAACGCCTGCTGATGACGCTGTTCCAGGTCAATTCGTACCAGCTGACGGAGCGGCCGATCCGGATCGAATCGGCCTCGGTGGCCACGGCCGGCATCGATTCGCCGCTCGAGATCGTGGATTCCGCCGGCTGGGAAGCGGTGCCCGAAAAGCAGATGCTCTCGGCGTACGTGCGCAAACTCTACTGCGACTATCTCTATCCCACGGCCAGCATCTACGTCTGGCCCACGCCGCGGCTGGGGGGCACGCTCGAAATGTGGATCTATGCGCCCATCACCCAGTTCGCGTCGCTCACCGACGTCATCGACCTGGCGCCGGGATACGAGATCGCGCTGCGCTACAACTTCGCGGTGGCGCTGCTGCCCGAATACCCGCGCTCGCAGGTCGATCCCACGCTGCCGGCGCAGGCGCAGAACTATAAGGCGTCGCTGGTGCAGCTGAACTCCTCCAACCACATGCGCAGCGCCGCGTCCATGCCCGCCGTATCCGCCGGCACCGCCGCCCAGCAGGGGAACGTATGATCAGAACCAACGGGATCCAGAGTATCGCTTTGCGCTCGATCGGCAAGCCTGCGGCGAGCTATCCCGCTGCAATCGCGACCGACCAGCACCTGGCGATTGCGGTGGACCGGCAGCAGACCAAACTGGCGGCCATCCTCAGCGATACCGCGACCTCCATGCAGCTGGTCAACCCGGCCATGGCCACGCAGTGGTCGCTGCTCTCTCTCGACGACGAGATCGTGCAGGTGACCGGCACGCCCACGGGGAACTCGGTCCCGATCAGCCGCGCCTTCGACGGCACCACGGCCGCGATTCATCTGTCGGGCGCGGTCGTTTCGGGCCTGGTGGACGCCTATCACCACAACACGCTGGTAGCGGAAGTGCAGGCCATCGAGACCGCTCTCGGGCCGAATCTCTCGCGCATCCAGACGGTCAACTTCATCATCTCCACGCAATACGATTTTCCGCCCCAGACGCCCGGCGGCTCGCTCACCGTGGGCACCAACCTGATCACGCTGAGTCCGGTGCCGCAGGGCGTCAACGGCAGCGACCAGAATCACTACCTGTACATCTCGGGCGGAACCGGGACCTCCGAAGCGGTCAAGATCACCGGCGGCAGCGCGGTCGCCGGTGCGGCGTCGGGCACACTGTTCGTCCAGTGCGCCAACGCCCACGCCGGCGCGTGGACGATCCGCAGCGCCACGGCCGGCATTCAGGAAGGGATGATCTACGGCGCGGGGCCGTGCTCGGTATTCGTTCCGGACGGAGTGTATGCGATTCATGGCCCGATCACCTTTGCCGGTCCGGTGGGGGACCGCGGATACAAGATATTCGGCACTTCCGCGGTGGGTCCGACTCTCAATATCGCGAGCGACTTTCTCATGTCCGCGCTCGGGGTATTCGTGTGTCCGGCTCCGATCGCCGGACAGGGTCCGAAAATCGACGGCTTCACCATCAACTTCATTCAGCCCGATTCGGCCAATATTTCGGCTTACACGCACTGGCCGCCGGCGTTCTACATGGTGGGGGCGGGGCATTTCTTATTGCGCGACATTACCGTGGTGCGGGCCTGGGACGTGATCAACATGACCGGCAATGCCGGCGGCGCCATCATCGAGAACCTGCAGGCGTCGCACTTCCACTACGGGATCGACATCGACGGCTCGCTCGATTCGGTGCAGATGTCGAAGATCCGTTTCTGGGTCTACGGGCTCACCGTCAACCAGCAGACGATCTTCAACTCGAATGTGGTCAAGGGCCTGCATTGCGCCAAGATGGACGATCTGCACATCACCGATTTCTTCGCCACCTGCGGCATCGGTCTGGAGTTCTACTCCAGCGCCAACGGGACGGCGGGCGCGAACATTACCGGGCTGGCGCTCGATTCCTACTCGCAGATGGTCATTTCCGCAGGCAGCGTGAATCTTTCCGACGTGCTCATCGGGGTCGCGACTTTCAATTTTTCGGCGATCAAGATCTCCGGGTCGACCACCATCGTCAGGCTGAACACCGGCAGTTTCTTCCCTGGGCCTAATTTGGGCTCGGGCGCGCCCTGGATCGACCTTTCCGGCCAGGCGATCTTCCAGATGACCAACTGCTGGTTTTACTCGGCGGCTCTCGATCTGTCGCACATCGTCAACAACGGCGGCAACCTGCTGGTGTCGAACTGCTATTTCAACCGCTTCGGAAACACCGCCTATGTCCAGCCCACCATCTACAACGTGTCGGGCAGGATTACCGCCATCGGCAACCGGACCATCGACAAAGGCACGGGCGCGGGCGTGTTCATCCAGGTCAACACCGACGATTTCAATAACGTGCGGGCCAACTCGTTCGTCGGCTGGTCCGCGCTCTACCCGGTCAACCGGCTCAACGGCAATTACGAGGACGACAATCTCGTCAGCTTCCACAACCTCACCGCCGGATCGGTCAACCATATCGCCAGCGAAACCGGCGCCAACAACGCGATCGTGGGCAACCTGCTGAGCATCACCCTGATCGACGGCACCCAGGTTAGCGTCAAACTGGCGCATTCGCTGCAGGCCGGAGCCAATACCTTCAACTTCAACTCGCACGGCAACACGCCGATCAAGAGCCACCGCAACCCGGGCCTGGATATCGCCGCCGGCTATATCTCCGGGGCAGTCATCAACCTGCACTTCGACGCCACGCTCGGCGAATGGCTGGACATGAGCCAATGACACCCACATCCACCCTGTTCAACGCCTCGCTGTTCAACGCCGCGCTGTTCGGCGGGGCCGGCGCCGGCGGCGAATGCCCGGTGCTGCAGGTGGGGCACGATCTGCTCTATCCGGCGCTGCGCAAGGCGGGCGTCACCATCGGACCCGGGCGCACCCCGTCACCGGCGCAGTTTCAGGACGCGATCGATGAGCTCAACCGGCTGATCGGCTCATTGAACCTCGACCGGCTGTTCATCTACAGCCTCGACGTGATTCAACTCCCGATCACCGGCAGCGGAGCCGCCATCACCATCGGATGCGATCCCACCGGAGCGACGGATGTCGATCTGCACCTGCCGCAGCGTCCCCCGGTGATCAGCTACGCGGCGCTGATCACTGGCGGCGTGCGCTATCCGATCGCGGTAGCCACGCCGCAGGTCTGGGCGAGACGGACGCTGGAGACATCCACGAACACGCTGCCTGCGATGCTCTATTACGATCGCGGCTTTCCGGTGGCCACGATCACGTTCTACGGAACTCCCCCGGCCGGTTCCACGCTGGAGTTGTGGACGTGGCATCTGATCCCGCGCGCGCAGTCGCTCGACGACGCCATCCAGATCCCGATGGGATACGACGACGCGCTGGTGCTCAACCTGGCGGTGCGCCTGGCCCCGCATTTCCAGCGTCCGCTCGATCCCGGCGTGCGCGAGGATGCGCGGCTGTCTCTGATGCGGGTGTTGAGCATCAATGCGCCGCGGCCGATGGCGGACACCGGCGCCCTGGGTTGCGAGTGCGGGGACTGGGACGTCTACAGCGATACGTACCGGTAGGAGAAGTTGGGGCGGTCTACGTTCCGCCCTATCGGTTACCAGCCGAACGCTCCCGACAGCCGAGAGAAGCGGCTATGCAAGAGATCAAATGGCGATCCGCCGGATCATATCTTTGAACAGAGCGCGGATCTGTTTCATTTCGCGATCGTGCTCTTTTCGGCTCTTGGCCAGATCCATCCGAAATTCCTTGGAGAACGCCGCGATCTGCCTTGCGTTTTCCGCCGTCTGTGCCGCGGCCATGTCCAGCGTTTCTCTGGTATGGGCTAAGGCTTTTGTGTTCGCCTGGAGCATTTCTTCAATGCGGTCCAGCCTGTCCTTTTTACCGTTTTGCACTGTGTTCCTCTTCTACCGCCTGGTTGAGCGGGTCGATTCTATTCTAACGTGAAGATCTCTCTGGCCGGTCCCTCCTACGTTTCCGGAAGCGTCAACGCGGCGGCGCAGCAGTGCATGAACCTCGTGCCCGAGATCATCGAGGTCCCTAGCGAGCCCGTGCGCATGGTGCTCTACGGACGCCCCGGAGTCCACCCGTTCGTCACCATGAGCCCGCCCAAGATCCGCGCCCTGTGGGCCGGCGGCGGGCGGCTGTTCGTGGTGCACGGCAGCGCGGTGAGCGAGGTCACCGAGAGCGGCACCGTCACCCCGCGCACGGGCACAGTGGCCGAGCTCCCGGGCGACCCCGACCCGGCGCAGATTTTCTCCAACGGCCATCAGCTGCTGGTCGTGTCGGGCGGCAAGGTCTACTGCGACAACGGGACCGGCGTTTTCCCGGCGCTGTGGCAGCTTTCCGGGACCGGCAATACCACCACCGCCAGCGCCTTCCTGGACCGGCTCACCGGCCCCAATTTCGACGGCTCCTGGACCACCAAAGGCATGTATGTGAACGGGCGCCAGTATCAGGTGGCGGGCGTAGTCAATACCAATCGCCTGATCCTGGACCCGGCCCCGCCCAACGAAAGCAACGTGCCGTGGTCGATCGCCGCCGGCGACCAGGTGGACGGGGTGACCGGCGGCTTCCTGGACGGCTATTTCATCGTGAACCGCGTGCCCCGGCCGGACCTGCCGCAGACCGGAGACCCGGGGCGGCAGTTCAACATCAGCGGGCTGAACGACGGCACGATCTGGGACCCGCTGATGTTCGGCGTGAAAGAGGGCCACTCCGACTACATCCGTTCGATCCTGTGCGATCACGAGCAGCTGATCCTGTTCGGCACTGAAACCATCGAAGTCTGGCAGAACATCGGCGCGCCGGACTTTCCGTTCCAGCGCATCCCGGGCGCCTTCATCCACGACGGATCGGCCGCCACCTACGCGCCCTGCTCGGTGGGTCCGACGTTCTGCTGGCTGGGCGGCGGGGACGACGGGCAGACCCGCGCGTATCAGGCCAACGGCCTGCAGCCGGTGCGCATCTCGACCCATGCGCAGGAATGGGCCTGGAACGCCCCTACGTTCAGCGTGCGCGACGCGGTGAGCTATTCCTACCAGAACGCGGGACACCTGCACTGGGTGATCAACTTCTGGGAGCAGCAGAAGACCTGGGTCTACGATACGACCACCAGCCTGTGGCACGAGCGGGCGCTGTGGAATGCGCCCGGGTCGAATTTCCTCCGCTATAAGGCCTGGTTCCACGTGTTCATCCCGGAATGGGGTCCGGGCGGCAGGCATATCGTGGGCGACCCGGTGACCGGCAAGCTGTACGAGATGTCGTCCAACTTCTACGACGACGACGGCATCCCGATTCAGTGCCAGCGCGCGTTTCCCCACCTGATCAATGAAAACCAGTACGCCTATCACCATCGCCTCGAAATACTGGCCGAGATGGGCGCTCTGAGCCCCGGGGATCCGATCCCGCTGATCGGCCTCGACTGGAGCGACGATCACGGGCACACCTGGACGACGGCGGCCGAAGGCCGGCTGATGCCGATGGCGGCCAGCGGCAACTACACCAAACGGGCCGCGTTCCGCCGGCTCGGCAAGGCCCGCGACCGCGTCTACCGGGTGGGCATCAACGCCCGCACCAAGGTGGCTTTCATCGATACGTTCCTCGAGGCCACGCAGGGGTTCGCGTAATGGAAGACATCCTGATCATTCCCCCGATCCGGCAGTCGCTCGAAGACATCGCCAGCGCCAAAAAGAACAACCTCGAGCAGCCGGGGACGGAGAAGAGCTGGTATCTGTACTGGCAGAAGACCGGAGACCAGGTCAATCTCAACACCGACAAGCTCAACCACCTGATCACTTACGGAACGCATGCCGATCGTCCGCCCGCGGAGGATATGCCGGCGGGTTCGCTGTACATGGAAACCGACCGATCTAACGTGGTCTACCAGAACATCGACGGGGTCTGGACGTATCTCACCGGCACCATGTGGGGAACGATCACGCCGGACCTCAGACCGACCGATCTCGGCGTCCACGACGGCGGGTTCGATTACCGCGGGACCGACGACAACCGCGAATTCATCTGGTCGCAGACCCAGTGGATCGAAGTCACCGCGGTGCGGTACGGGATCCATTCCGCGCGGCCGGCGCCGGCCGATGTGGCGGACGGATCGGTGTATGTCGAAAGCGACCGCGGCGGGGTCATCTACCAGCAGCAGGCGGGCGCCTGGAAGTATCTGGCGGGCACCATGTGGGGCACCATCAGCCCGGACCAGCGTCCCACGGATCTGGGGCCCAACGACGCGGGATTCGATTACCGCGGCACCGACCAGCAGCGCGAGTTCATCTGGAGCGGATCGGCCTGGGTGGAAGTCACCTCGCAGACCGGCAATGTGCAGCAGGCGGGGGCGTCGGCCAGTCTTACGCTGAGCACATCGACGCTGGATGTGCCGGGGACGTCCATGACCCTGGCCCGGGCCGGCCGCTACTGGGTCAATGCCGTATTCGACTTCTGGCTGAGCGGTTCCGATACCGGATTCGTCTTTACCGGTTTTTTGAACGTCAACGGGGGTGTGGCGGGAAGCACTGCGATTTTCGTCCCCCAGTACACCAGCGGCACCGGCAACCGGGCCACGGTGGCGCAGCAGTGGGTCTACAACGGGGCTCCGGCGGGCGCCGTGCTGAAACTGCAGGCCAACAAAAACGGCGGCACCGGCAACAGTGTGGCGGCGGCGCCCAACACCAATCTGGTGGCCATCTGGATAAGTCCGTGATTCACTTCGAGCGATCGTTCGATTACGAGTTGATCCGCAAGATCATCACTCATCCGAGAATCTACAAGCATCTGGTCGACGACAGCTCACCCGCGCGGGAGGACTTCTACCCGATGGAGGACGAGGCGGTCTGGTACATCGTGGTGCGCGAGATCTTCCCGGATGCGGAGCCCGAAGAGGTGCTCGGCCTGTGGATGCTGCACCCGCACAACTCGATCTGCTGGGAGATCCATACGGCGCTGCTGCCGAACGCCTGGGGCGAGCGGGCGCATCGGGCGGTGCGCATGGTGTTCGACTGGATCTGGGAGAACACGCCCTGCCGGCGGCTGATCACCAATGTTCCCTCGAGCAACCGGCTGGCGCTGCATTACGCAGTAGGTGCCGGCATGAAGATTTACGGAGTCAACGAGGCCAGTTTTCTCAAGGGCGGCGTCCTGTGCGATCAGGTCTGCCTGGGGTTGACCAAGCCCGATAAACAGGCCCGCAGTGAGGCGGAAAGCGACCGCCATTCGTTTGAGAAGCTGCGGGAAATCATAGGAGGTATCGAGTGCCATTAGCAGCTGCAGCCATCATGGGCGGAACGAGCATTCTGGGCGGAATTCTCGGATCCCGCGCGGCCGGCAAGTCCGCCCAGCAGCAGTATCAGTCCACGGTCGAGGCGCGGCAGCTGCTGCAACAACTGCTCGATCAGTACAACCCGCCGATCGGTGCGGCCGCGGAGCAGGGCGCCACCGCGGTCACCGAAGCCGGCGCGCAGTCGCAGCAGGCCATCCGGGACGCGATCGCGCAGGGCCGCACCGATCTTACCCCGTATATGACGGCGGGCGGCGATGCGCTCACCAGCCTGTCGCAACTGATGCAGCCGGGCGGCGATCTCAACCGCAACTTCACGTTTCAGGACATGCAGGCGCTCGATCCCGGGTATCAGTTCCGCATGGACCAGGCGAGCAAAGCGTTGCAGTCCAGCGCCGCGGCCAAGGGCGGCGCGCTGGGCGGCGGAACGCTGCAGTCGCTGGCGAACCTCAACCAGAACCTGGCATCGAGCGAATACGGAGCGGCATTCGACCGCTTCCAGCGGCAGCAGGACGCCCGCTTCAACCGTTTCAACACGCTCGCCGGCATGGGATTCAACGCCGCCAACAACGCCGCCACGCTCGGGCTGCGCGGCGGGGAGGATCTGGCGAACTACATCCTGGATCCGGCCAAGTGGGCCGCCAATCAGCGCTATGCCGGAAATGTCGCAATGGCGAATAACGCCATGACCACGGGATCGAACCTGGCCAGCCTGATCACCGGCGGCGGGGCGGCGCAGGCGGCCGGAACGATGGGCAGCGCCAACGCGTGGGCCAACGCTCTGGGCGGTGTGGGCAGCGCCGCGGGCCAGGTCGGCAAGTATTACCAGGATAAGCAAACGCTGAAAGATCTCGCTGACATCCTGAGGAATCCGGCGGTCAAAAAACCAGGTGAATCATGATTACCTTACGTCTCGTGCTATTGATTCTGGCCGTCGTCGTGTTTGCGATGGCGGCATTCGGGGTGCAAAGCAATCGCGTGAACTTCACTGCGCTGGGCCTGCTGCTGTGGGTGCTGGCGACGATTGCGGGGTAGCCTATGGCCATCGATCCCTCGATCTCACTCGGCTACCGGCCGCCGCAGTTCCAGATGCCGGAGATCCAGACGCCGCTCGAGCGCTTCGCCAAGGTGCTCAGCCTGCGCAATCTGATGACGCAGGGCGAGATGGGACAACTGCAGCTCGAACAGGCGCGGGTGGCGGCCGAGCAGCAACGGGGCCTGGCGGCTCTGATGCAGAATTACCACACGGGACAGCAGACCCCCACGGCACCGGCTGAGGCCCCCATTCAAACGCCAGTCGCGCCACCTGAAGGATCATATGTTCCGGGGCAGTTGGGCGCATCCCCCGGACTGGAATCGCTGGAGCGCACGCAGCCAGCGCCAGTCGCGCCGCCTGTACCAGCGACCGCTGTAACCGTGGGCGGATTGCCGGGAGCCAGGCTTTCGGGTCTGCCGAGCGATGCCGACATTCTCCGCGTGGCGCCAGGAGAAGTGGGGATGAACATGATCAAGAACATCCGCGCCGCACGCAAGGCCGATCTTGAAGAACAGCTTTCGCAGTTGAATTTGCATAAAGGCCAGAGCGGCCTAATGTCCGATATGGCTACGACCATGATCGACAACGAAACCAAGAACCGGGTGCTTGCCGAGGCTGGGCAGAAGGGCTGGATTCCGTGGGAGCAGGTACGGCAGTTTAGCGCCAGGGATTTCAACGATCCGGTTTTTCAATCGCAGTTGAAGCAGTGGCGGACTCAGACACTCGGATACGACAAGGCAGTGGATCTGCGCATCAAAGAGGCTCAGGAAGCGCGCGCTGCGCTTGAGGGCAACGATAAACAGCAGCAGCGGGAATACGACCAGGCCGCGCAGGACGTCCAGACACTCGACGATGTGAAGCAGATTCCGGAATTCCTCAACCGGCAGGGACCGTATGCGCGGGCGTTACTGGTACGGTTGGGCGGCATTCAGGACATTCAGAAATTCAAGGATCGGGTGGTGCTGGCGACCGCTAAACAGGAAGTCGGCAAGACCGTAGCCGAACCTGAATCGGTGCAGGCCGCAAAAGTCGCGGTATCCGCCGCGCAGGGGCGAGAAGCCGCTCAGCAGAAACTTGCCGCGGAGAAAGAAGAAAATGCAGCATTGCTGGAACGTGTGCTGGCCGATAAAACCGGCAGGGCCTTTGCAGGGCTTACGGAAAAGAAACAGAATGAACTCGAAGGCGACCTCGCACGCAGGGGGTTCCAGGCATGGGGGGCAAAACTGCCGACAGAGGCGGAACGGAAAGTATTCAATTTCTATACCAGGGCCAAAGATGCGGCCGACGCCATAGGAGATCTGGAAGCCAAGATACGCAAGAAGAGTCCCGCCGGGCAGCTGGTGTTTGAATATGGCCCGAACTGGATGCAGTCGGAAGACAATCAAATCTACCGCCAGGCGCAACGGGAATTCACCGAAGCGCGGCTGCGCAAGGAATCCGGCGCAGTCATTAGTCCAAGCGAGTTCGAAAAGGATAGGCAAACCTACTTCCCGCAACCCGGCGATACGCAGGGCGTACTCGAGCGTAAGGCGAAGGCCCGGGAAAGCCTGCTTGAGTCGATGAAGACGGAAGCGGGCAATGCATATCGGCAGGCGCAGCCGGAACCGAAGACCTCGACCGCTCCACCCACCCGGACGTCAACCGGAGCAGCGCAGGCGGCGCCGCCCGGATCCTGGCCGGTACAAGTCACCAAACCCGGCGGCAAGCCGGAATCGATGTGGATGGGGCCGGACGGCAAAACCTACGAACTTCCCCCAGAACCTACGATCAACACTAAGAAACCGGTAGGCCGCTACAATCCGAAAACCGGCAAAATCGAGGCCATCCCATAATGCCGAAGATCATTGAAGTTCCCAATCTCGGCCCTGTCGAATTCCCCGATTCGATGACGGATGACCAGATCGCCTCTGCCATCCGCACACAAGCGGGCGGAACGCCCTCCACCGAGCCGAAATCGGTCGGCGGATTCATCGAGAATCTGGCGACTTCGACAGCGAATATCCCGCAGCAGATTTACTCCGCCGTGACGCATCCCAAAGAAGTGGGCAAGGCGCTCTACGCAATTCCGCAGGGCGTCTATCAAAAGTTGGGTGGCCAATTAGACCCGCCGGGACCGGGCGAAGTCGAGCCCTCCGCGCAACTCGATGCCATGGTCAACCACCTCAAAAGCCGCTACGGCAGTCTGGACCGCGCGAAAGAAACGCTCTACCAGGACCCCGTCGGGTTTGCTGCTGATGTCGCCACAGCTTTCACTGGCGCCGGGGGAGCGCTCAAAGGGGCGGCAACAGTTGCGGACGTGCTTAATGCGACCCGTTTAAGCAGCGTGCTGGGAACGACCGGTAAGGTTGTCGGAACCATCGGCAAATTTACCGATCCTCTCAATGTGCCATTCGCAGTCGGGGGCCGAATCGCGGAAGGAACGGTTCCGGTACTCAACCGCAGCGCATTACGTGGCGGTTATACCGTGAACACGCCGTTTGACGAACTCCAGCGAGCGGTCACCGGAATGGGAGAGCAGAATATCCCATTCTCCGAGCGGGGCATTGAGAAGGTCAGAGGCGTAGTCGAAGACCTGCAGCAGCAGAAAACGGATGTGCTTACCAAAGGCACCGCCGCCGGCAAAACGGTCTCCCGCCAGTCGGTCATCGATGCGCTCACGGATTTACGTGCCAGGACGGCACAGCAGATTAATCCGGCGGCGGATTTGAGGCAGATCGATAAGATTATCGCGGACGTAACACAGCGGCTGCCCGATCAGATTCCTGTCGATGTGGCCGAGCGGCTAAAGGAGGGCACATTCAGCGTCACCAAATGGGGCAAGGGCGCACCGCCGCAGTTCCAGGCCACGGCCGAAGCCGAAAAGGCCGCGGCTCTTCGGCTGAAAGACGAACTGGTTGCGCAGATTCCCGAACTTGCCGAATTGAATGCCGCGCAACAGCGTCAGATCAATCTCCAAGGCATCCTGGAAAAAGCGGTCAATAAGTACCGAGTCGGGGGCGGATTCACAGGCCGCGCCGTTCAGCAGCTCACGGGCAAGGGGCTACAACTCGGCGGCGGTGCGGGTACGCTGGCTGGGATCGCCACGCATGATCCTTTGTTCGGGGCCTTTGCCGGAATCTCGACGGATGTACTGCATACGATCCTTTCCGACCCCAAGGTGAAAACCACGATCGCCATCGCAATCAACCGCGCGCAGCAACTCAACCCCGCCAAATGGGGAGCTCCGCGAATGGCGACCGCGGTAGGCCGTGTGGAGGAATACCGGCGCTCGCTACAACCGGATGGCCGGTCGGTTCAGGTATCACCTGAATAGTCAATCACCATCGGACATTGCGCCTGGGTAGATGGCCGCACCGAAAAAGATTGCCACCCCTACCCAGACCATGATCTGCGGTCCCACCACAAAACTAACCACCATTGCGCCCAGGCCGAGCATAATCATCCAGCCGCAGAGCGCGATTCTCCAGGTTTCCAACTGTTCCTTCCAGCTTGGCTTTCTGAGCACAACGTTTCCTTTCATCGATCCAAACTCCAGATTCTTTGACAGGTAGAGAATGGGTTGACCGTAACGCCGTCAACCCTTGTCCGGTTGCTAAGGCCGGAAGCGCTCCGCAAGCACAGAGAAGGCACTCACAGAGATTTAATGCTTGTGGTGTTCGGCTTCATGAAGTTTCAGCAACATCGTCATGTGCTCGAAGCCGTTATCAATCTTTTCGATAATGCGTGTTTCGAACGCATTCATGCGTTTCTCGGAATCCTGGAAACGGTCATCCATCCGTTTTCCAAGGTCATCGACTCGCTTGTTGGAATACAACACGGCAACGATTGCGCCAACGATTCCCAATACCGGGAACGTGATGCTGATGGCAAGCGTAAGAATTTGAGTATCGGTCAAAGGTTTTCTCCAACCGGTTAGCGACCGGCTCTTTCATTTTATCAACAACGAGAAAAACCGCACCGATCGAAACAGTTAAGCCTTCGGCCGCCGCCGCGAGGACAGGACCCGCTCGAACTCGGCGGCGAACTCGGTAAATGTGACCCCCAGCGCCGGCAGCAGCCGGTAGATGCTTTCCAGCGTCGGGGTGTGCTTTTCCCGCTCCATCCCGCCCATATACCCCCGGTTCACCCCGCTCTGCATGGCCAACTTTTCCTGGGACAGCCCGACGCGGGCGCGCAGAATCCGCACCGTATCGGAAAAGGCCCGCCGCAACTGCTCCCGTCCAACCGAGGGGCGCATATATGCCCCAGTGTTACAAACAGTGTACTACTAGTACCACCCGGTATACACTCCCATGGGATATATACCCCTGATATATGTCAGGGATGCGGTATTCGGGAAACGTCCCTAAAATAGGTGACGACCGTGCACTCCTACGCTGCATAGCCTGAACCATATGAAAATCCAAGACGACGGCCACGTCCGCCGTGCGTTCGGTATGGCCCTGCGCGCCCTGCGCCTGCGGGCCGGCCATTCCCAGGAAGAGCTGGCCGATGGGGCCATCAGCCACGGGCGGATCAGCGAAATGGAGCACGGCCAGCGCGATCCCACCCTGACCACACTGATCCACCTGGCGGGGCTGTTGGACATACCGTTGCATCGCCTGGCGTGGGAGATCGAGCTGCAGTACCGCCAGCTGGTTTTCGAGGCAGGCCCCGAAGTGCATCTCACCGCCGTCGCGGTGGAGGACGGGGTTCTCGTAGTGACGCTGGCCGGGACCGCGGAATTCCATGCCGGGCTGCGGCTCTATCGCGAGATCCTGGACCTGGCGCAGCAGAATCAGGTCAAGGGGATTCTCATGGACTGCCTCGAGGTGAGCGGCGTCCTTCCCGACCACGAGCGCGCCGGGATCGCCACCGAACTTAGCGCTTACTTCAAAGAGCGGCAGATGAATCTGAAGCTGGCCACGGTCGGGGCGCCGCCCACGGTCAACGGACAGGGCGCCAGGGTAGCGCGCGAGCACGGAGCGAATCTCGAAGTATTCGACAGCGCGGAAGCGGCTCGTAAGTGGCTGGACCAATAAATTCAGCCCGACAACTTATCCGTCTCATCTATCTGACATTTGTCTCATCTATGAGACAAAGCCAGTAACAGAAGTAAACCACGCAAGGCCGTTACAAGACTATCTTCCGGCCAGCCGCCCTGCCGAATTCGAGCTATTTCCGGCGTTGCATTGCATTTGAAATCCAGAAAAAACCCGATGGCGTCAAACATTTACCGGGCGAATTGTTTTTGAAAAAAAACAATTGCACAACGTCAATGGATTGTATCATCACGTGCAAAACCGCAAACACTATAATGTCTAGTACTTACATTCCGCTACCTCGGAATTTTTAGGAAATTACAACGTTATGACAACGTGTTGATAACGTTGAAACCTATATACGGCAAAGATTTACGGTTGACAGAAATAAAGCTCAGGCTTAATATTCACTAACGTGAGCGGGGCGGTATCGCCCCGCGATACGGACAGCGACGGAGCCACCCGCGCTTAGCGCCGCAGGGCGATCCAGGGCCAACTTAGTATCCCTTCATTCTTAGTTAGTATTGGTGCGTTTTTTTTTGCGCGACACAAAGGATTGTGACCATGGCAAAAAGAAATTCCGTTGACATAGATAAGAAATCGGAGTCAAAACGTTTGTGCGGCGGGCCTACTCTGCCGGCCGCCGACGTCGAATACTTTGAGCAGGAAATGCTGCGCGTGGCCGCGGCCGAGGGGATGGCGGACTGTTCCTTTCCCACCCTGCTGCGGCGCATTGCCCGCGCCCAGCTGGATCTCACGCTGGCCGGCATCGCCCGCTACATGGCATTCGACAAGAAACGCAAACCGGTACGGAGCCGGAAACGGCCCTGCCCGCGGCCTGCAACTACCAACTTGGTAAGCAACCCGGGATAAGAGCCATGGCGAATCTTACTCTCTACGAGATTAACGAGAACCTGCAGGCGCTGACCGACAGCCTGGACCTGTGCCAGTCCGCCGAGGAGCGCGCCGCCTGCGAAGCCGACATCGAGCGCGCGGTGGCCGCGCAGATCAAAAAGGTCGACGACTTCGCCCGCTTCCTGACCCACCTGGAAGCCCAGGCCGAACTGGCCGACCGCGAGATCGAGCGCCTGCGCACCCGCCGGCGGCGGTTCACCGGGCTGCAGGAGCGGCTGCAGCAGTACGCCGTGCGCGTCATGCAATCAGCAAACCTGAAGCAACTCGACGGCGATACGGCGCGGCTCAGCCTGCGCCACAATCCGCCGGCGGTGGAAATCACCGACGAGGCGCGGGTGCCGCCGGAGTACAAGACGATTCAGCAGACGATCGCGTGCGATAAGCGGGCGATCAAACGGGCCATCGACACAGGGGAGCAGGTGCCGGGCGCGGAGCTGCGTCCGGGCACGGTCTCGCTGTTGAGGAGGTGAATCATGAGTGATCAGGCTCTGGCGATTCCGCCGGCACCCAAGATCGGCGCAGCCACTATGGAAAAGGTGCTCATTCAGGGTGACCTGAAGACACTGTCTCCCGCCGAACGG